TGAGGTATAGTCAGCATCTCTTTCATCTATATATGCTTGCTCTCGTGAGATGTTATTACCTACACTACTTATTATTTTGTTAAAAAGAGGTGTTATAATTTGATCTAAATGCACGTGACCCCAATTAAGCGGTACTATTTGGTGGTAGTATCCAGACCATGTTTGGAGCTTTTCGTCTTCTACCGTTGTATCTAATAAAGACTCTATCACTTCTTCTTCAGGTTGTTCTAATTGCTTTTTAGTTTCTTCTTCTACTTCTTTTTTAAGTTCTAAAGATTTTTCTTTCGCGACCTTCTGAGCTACTCTTTCGTTTTTATATTCCTTTTTAGCCTTTTCACTAATTGGCTCAGGTGGTGTTTGGGATTGAGTTTTAGATTCTGTCTTTGGTTCAGATATTTTTGACTGCTGTAAAGTAGGTGATGTATCTGTAGGAGCAGGATTACCCTTTCTATTTTTAATTAATCCTTTTATTTGATTATTAAAGTCTTGTACTTCAGCAACACTAGCTGGAGTAGCAGCAGGACATATGTTTTTAATTTTTTGTCTTAATCTCTGCTTAAACAACGCAACTTGTTGTACTTTAATTTTTTGATACGTTAACTTACGTAACTCTTCATCTATTTTGCGTTCTAATTTATTACGAAACTTTCCTAGTATACCATTTATTCTATCCTCGAAGTTTAATATGAAATCAACTTCCGGGTGTTTGTTCATTAAGTCTCTTATCGCAGTATTAATACAACCAAGTATTTGTTGCTCTAGCTGCATTGCTAAATCTGCTCCTTTAGCTTGAATAAAATCCTTTGCTTTGGCTCCTAGACCGTCTATACCTGCAGTTTGACTAAAATCTATTCCAGTAAACTCTCCTAACGTCTCATTAATGACTTGTTTTGGAGAAGCGTTGAGACCTTGTTTGTATGCAGCGCCAAGCTGCTTTACTTGTCCAGGAGTAATTGCATCCACAACATCTATTGCAGATTGTTTCTGATCGTTAACAAGAGTATCAAAGCTGAAAGCCATATAATTATTTATTACTTGATCTTTATAGTGAAACCACTATAATACATGTATGACGATTAAGGTATCGCACGAATCCCCTATAGCCCTACTACCAGAATCAGTAGAATACAATGATTATCAATATTGTTTAGTTCATCTTATGGAAGAACAAGAGGAATATAAAGAATGGTTCCTTGAAAAATATAGAGCAAAAGTACCTAATGGGGAAATTCTCTTAGATAATTCTATCTTTGAACTAAAAGCAGCGTTTGATTCTGAGAAATATGCAGTTTGGTGTGAGAGAATTAAACCTAATTATTATATTGTCCCTGATGTTTTAGAAAATGCATACGCTACTATGAATAAATTTAGAGTATTTGTAGAAGATTATGGAGACTTACCAGGAGCTAAGATTGGAGCAGTACAAGGTAATACGTGGACAGATGTTGTAGAGTGTTATCGTTATATGAGAGATAATGCTGATTATATAGCGCTGAGCTTTGATTTTAGTATGTATCAGATTACTGGTCAAAGCGGTCCTAATGATAAGAATTTTAAATTAAAAAGACAAGCTTCAGGTCGGCAAAATCTAGTTAAGAGATTAATTGAAGAAGGCGAATGGGCGTGGAATAAGCCTCATCACTTGTTAGGAGCTTCTCTTGCTAGTGAGTTTGAATGGTATGTAGACAATAATATATATAACGTAAAAAGTTTAGATACTTCTAACCCTGTTGTTGCTGGTTTGTTAGGATATACTTATAATGGTGACTTAGGGTTAGATCATAAACCAAGTCAGTTACTAGCTGAGTTAATTAGCGCACAACCAGATGAAGATGCTGTAGAACGAATATTGTATAATACAAGTCAGTTTAAAAGAATTATAAAAAGAAAATATTGGGCATGAAGTGGGTAGCATTTTTTAGTCAAACCGGTAGTGAGATAGTAAACATCTCAAAACAAATAAACAGATGGCCAGATCTTATTGTAACAAATAAACAAGACGATCAAGGAGTAAGTATTGATCTAATTTTTAAGAAGTCGCAAGGAGATATATCTTTTTATAGGCTGCCTAAATGGCCTGAAAAAATAGATTATATGAAGGCAGCTGATGTATTGAATTATTCTATACTAAATGAAAATTGGAAAAAAGATGTGTTTGTAACTTTACATGGTTATCTAAGAATATTACCTGCAGGTTTTACTACGTCTTCTAATATCTATAATGGTCATCCGGGTGCGATTGATATATATCCCGAGTTAAAAGGTTTTAACCCTCAACAGAAAGCTTGGGAAGCTAAACATCCGCAGGTAGGTTGTGTTATCCACAAAGTAACTCCAGAACTTGATGATGGTCCTATTATTACTAAATCGTTAATCAACAATAATTTTAATACATATGAAGAACTAGAGAAAGGTCTTCATGTTGAATCTACAAAACTTTGGATAAATTTTTTAAATGAAAGACTACAATGAAATCAAAACAGAAGTCGAGGCTGATTATCCGGAAACATGTCAAATGTTAAAGGATCTACTCGAAGAGGAATACAAGTTATTTATTAATAAACAATACGATTACGGTACTGGCAATATTTCAGTAGGTCAGGACTTATCTAAACCGGATGGACGTTTAGTTGCTAAAGCTGGGTTAGTATTCCGTGTTAATGATAAAGTACAGAGACTCATTAATCTCGTCATTAAGAAACGTACTGCTGAAGCTGCCAATGAGCCAATTAATGATGCATGGAAAGATTCAAGTTTATATTGCAAAATTGCTCAGATAGTCGATAATGGTACTTGGGGTAAATAATGTTAGTTTCTTTTACAGGTGCTCAGAGTAGTGGTAAGACTACTCTGTTGCGTTATTTCTTAGAGGAACATCAATGGGGATCTGTTGATGAGGTAACTAGACGTATCCGTCGTGTTGGTTTTGAGATTAACGACGACGGATCAAATTATAATGATACTCAATTAGCTATCTTTGCTGATCATATACAAAATTTATTTGCATATAGTGGTAAAGAGATGAATAATATCTTAGATCGTTGTCTTGTGGATGGTTATATCTATACAAGATATTTTCGGACACAAGGTAAGGTGAATGAGTTTGTTGATAAGATGTTTAGCTATGCCTTAGGTAAGTATATAGAAAGATATGATTGTATATTTTATACTAATCCTTATGATGTTCCTCTTATTAATGATGGTGAACGATCTACAAGTGAAAGCTTTAGAAGTAAGATCATTAAACTGTATGAAGAGTTAATATTAAATAAATATCCTAACGTTTATATACTGGAAGGTAGTATAGAGAGTAGATATAATAAGATGGTAGAGATTATTGAAGATGTCAAAACTAGATAATAAAAATATTAGTAAGCACTTAGGACGATCGAGTCAGTATAAGGCTGAGTATGATGCAAGTCTATTAGTGAGAGAACCGCGATCAAGTAATCGTAAGCATTTAGGTATTAAAGAAAAGAGCTTACCGTTTATTGGCTGTGATGTATGGAATGGTTATGAGGTATCAGCATTAACTAATAATGGTGTACCTGTTTGTGGGGTTGCTAAAGTAGTATATCCTTCTGATAGTAAGTATATTGTTGAATCTAAATCTATGAAGTTATATTGGAATACGTTCAATATGACTAAGATGGGAGATACGTTTGATAAAGTAGTTAAGAGTGTAGAGGAAACAGCTTCAAAAGACTTAAGTAAGTATCTTCAGACTGATGTAAGGGTTACTGTGTTTCCAACGAGTGATACATTTAGTAATAATAATCCTTTTACTGATAAGAACTATAAGAGATTAGAGAATACTAATGAGATTGATGCAGAGAGTTATTATGTAAATGTATATAGTGAAACTCCAAGCTTGTTAGAAACTACGCGCGATAACTCTAGTAACAAGCCGTACAAAGCAATGTCCTCATTACTTAAGAGTAACTGTCGTGTTACTTCTCAACCAGATTGGGGTGATGTTTTTATCTCTCTTGAAGGATCTAAACATCCATTAGATAAAGAATTGCTAAAGTACATTATTTCTTTCAGAGATGAGTGTCATTTTCATGAAGAGATTTGTGAGACTATTTTCACTAGATTAAATGATACTTTTGAACCACGGTCTCTTATGGTAGCATGCTTATATGTACGACGAGGTGGTTGGGATATTAACCCTATTAGAACTACTCATGAATATTTAATTGATGAGTTCTTCTGGGATCATAAGGTACCGTGGATCAAGACATTGAGACAATAATCATTATTCATCATATACAAAAAAAAGAGCGCCCTTTCGGGCGCTCTTCGTGTTTATAATCCTTAAAGATTACATATATGAGTAACCACCCATATCGGTTCCTAATCCAAGAACAAACACTACATGGTAGTAGTTTGAAGCTCCAAATAGGTGATCAACAACGCCGTAACGTGTTAACATACCGACCTTTGGATAGAAGGAGTTAGGATCAATTGAGCGCTGAACCATTACCGGAATGTAAGGACAGTAAATGATACCAGTATCATAATACTCAGGGCCCTTATAACCGAGCAACGCGTACTCAATCTTAGCAGCTTCAGTAGCAGCACCCAAGTTGTATGTGCTTTCTGTGCGAGTATCGCGATAGACGTTAAAACGACCACCAACGTTACCAACCTTAGCAACACCAACAGGTTGTGTGTTAACATTACCGTCAACTTGCATCCAAGAGAACTCAGGAAGCATCTCAAGAATAGCGCATACACGAGGTGTAGCAACAATAAAGTTAGCAGCACCACGGCGGTTGCGAACTGCAAGACGATTAGCCTCAACGATCAACTTCTGATAGAAGTCACGATTACGTTCTGCCATCCAGCGTGCGTCAGCTGACTGTGGCTCGTATAAGGAATAACCAGTACCCTTACCGCCACCGATACTTGTTTGTATCATGCGGATGATCATTTCACGATCAATCTCAGCTTGGATCTCATATGACATAGCATTGGTCAACTCTGCGTCAACATCAATACCATTCATGTTCTTAAGATCCTGCTCGAGTTCAACCGACCAGCGAGCGTTTAAGCGACGTGTACCAGCTTCAACAGCTGTCTTTTCGAAGCTCAACTCAACTGTACCAGCGTTCTCTGCGCTGTTCAACTCGAAAGCTGATAGAGCCGCAGCAAAACCAGAATCACCGTTGCCAAAACCAGCAGACAACCAGTGCGCAGCATTAACGTCACCGTTAGCTAGCGTAGAATCTTTAGCTGAATTTTTTACAGTTGCAGATGAAACGCCAGTAAAGCCAGTGTCTAGGTTATTGTGACCTAACTCACCGACGTTCGTGGCTGGGCCATCCCCTGTAGCTGCACTACCAGTGTATGTAGCACCCGCACCAGAGGCGAGTGTCGCATTAGATTCAGCATCTTTAATACCAGAACCACTGTACTTGTAGCGAAGAGCAAAAGCGAGACCAACCGGACCACTCATGGGCTGAACACCAACGATTTCGTTAGTAATCAACTCAGGGAATGTTCGGCGAATCATCGGAATAAGAATCTTCGGTAAACGAGCATCACCACCGGCATAAGAGTCACTGTCGCCATAAGCTCCAGCACCCTGCCCAGCAGTAGCACCGATTGTGCCAAAAGCACCACCAGCACCTGTACCAGTAGTTGTTCCACCAGATGTATTGGCTTCCCGTAAACACCATTCTTCTTGGTTCTCAAGAAGGATGGCGGTGTTCAAACGCGTATGTGCGTTATCAATTGTCGAAACTTTGTCAGAGGTATAGTCCAAAACAGGACTCCACTTCTCCAACAAGGTTTGCGCACGATTATTATCAATATAATCAGTATTAGGACGAGTTTTTGTTTCGTTCATATTATTAATTCCTTTATTTTATATTTTTCCGTTGCATTGGAGAATCAGGTAATCAATACCTCAACAGTAGTTTAAGACTACTTTACAGTCTCATGTTGGCTAATTCGGCTGCGTAACGCGCAGTTGCAGATTTTGGTGCAGATGAGCTCTCTTCTACAACAACTTCGGCTTCCTGTGCTTTACAATCCTTAGTAGCTTCTTCTTTGATAACATCGAGAGCTTCTTGAGCTTTCTTATCAAACATGGTGACTGTGTAGTCAAAATTTTCTTCGATAAAAGACAATTCTTTATCAGCAAATGTCTTTCTTACAAAATTGGATTTCTTTTCGTCATAACCAGAAAGTCTTTTCTCTAAGAATAAATCCTTTTGAGTACTTTCTAATTGAATTTTAAGATCTGAATTGTATTCAGTCATTTCAGCAAGAGATTTTTTACTTTCTTCGATAGTAGCTTTACCATCTTTTACTGCCTCTCTAATAGATTCGTTTGCAAGTACCATATCTACAGAAAGAGTTTTACGGAATTGATCTAATACATCCATAGCACGACGATTTCTTGTAGCTTCTTCGATGGTAGCTGTTGGGAGAGCTTCATCTATATAAGAATCAAGATAATCAGATACAGACTCTACTACAGTGTCTTTAAGCCCAGTAGCTTCTTCTCTTAATGATGTCTCATACTTACGAACAATGTTCTTAAGCTTACGAGTACGGTCTGTGTCGACAGCCTCTACAACCTTTTCGAGCTTCTTCGCATGATCTTTATCAATAGCT